ACTAAGTTAAAAAATAGTAATAGAGCACAAAGTGTGACAATAGATAATATAAAATTTAAGTCATTAAAAGAAATGTGCAAATATTACGGGAAGTCATGGAGTCTTATTGTTTGGAGAATGAATAAGAAGGGCATGACACTTGAACAAGCTTTAAAAACAAAAGTAAAAGAGTACGATTTACACGCATGGAGAACACTATAAAATTAAAAGATTTTTATTTGCAATATCAAATATACGGACTTGATACAATTCACGATATTTATTTATTAGCTATTAAAAATCATGAATTTTATTTGCTGATAACTAAAGAAACAAAGAAATCAGACAACACACAAAGCTATAATAATTTTTTAAATGAAGTTGAAAATTTTATTTTTGACAGTGGTTATTATGGTTTTTAAAAAATTAGACTAAAATCAAAAATTTTTTAATAAAAATGCTTTTATAAAGTATTATGATGTGTAGTACTTTATAGGAGCGTTTTTTATTATGGATCTACTTAACAATATTATAAAATGGTTTAATGAACACATTTTAATAAGTTCGATGCTATTGAGTTTTATCTCATGTTTTGTGCGTATGAAAGGTGATACAATCATCAATAAATTAAGTCAAGGTTTTCTGTGTAGCACTTTAACAGTAGGAATTTATTTTTTGCTAATTAACTTTTTTACAGTGAATGAAAACATTTGCCTTGCTATTGGTTCGCTAGTTGGCTACATTGGAACAGAACAAATAAAAGAATGGATCTATAAAGTAATAAACAAAAAAATAGAGAAGTAACAACATGGATATTATAGAATTTATAAAAAAGCATGAGAAATTTGCAGCCAAAGCATATTATTGTCCGAGCGGTGTGCTAACTATAGGATATGGAACAACTGTAGGAGTTAAGAAAACAGACGTCATGACGGAAGAACAAGCAACGCAAAGACTAATAAAAGATGCAACAAATATTTATGTTACTTTAAAATACACTTATAGAGATTTACTAAAACCTTGTCAATATGACGCACTAGTTAGCTTTATTTATAACATAGGGTGGGGAAATTTTAAAAGCTCAACAATGTTAAGATTATTAAAGCATAAAGAGATAGAACTCATGGCGGATCAGTTTGGACGTTGGGTGTATGGTACAGACCCCGTAACTAAACAAAAAATCAAGCTTAACGGACTTGTAAAAAGACGTGCGCAAGAAAAAGCGATCTTTTTAGGTGAAAACTACACCCCTTATAAATGGATATAATAAGATATGTTTAATTATCCTTTAATACTATTATTTTGTTTGTATTCTGTGTTTTGTTTTGGCAGTGGTTTATATTATTCAAACTTATTAAACACTAAAAAAAATGAAATTCTCAAAAATGAAAATTTAAGCACTTTAAATAAGTTAGAGAGATATTACACAGACAAACAGAATAATATTATAAAAAATTATCTAGGACAGATCGATGAACTCAAACAAATATATGATAATCAGATTAAAGAACTAGAAAATGAAAAATATAAAGATAGCTTTATTATTACAAATAATGATATTAACAAGTGCATGCAGTCAGACACAGACAACAAACAAGATAAAAGAGAGTTGGCCACAAAAGAAAATAAGCCCGATTTTATCTGTTACACAAAAACCGATTTTTACTCAAAAATTAAAAGAAGTTTGGATATTGCCACAGAATGCGACAAACTAGCAATACAATATAATAAATTACTGGAAGTTTGCACAATTGAGTAAAACAATAGTTTTAGATAAGTTTTGTTTTAGTGACTGTATAAAAAAATATACTGTGACATTTTCAAGAGTAGAAAAGGCACAATATAACTATTATTATTTAATAGAAAGTAATAATAAACGAATAACTAGTAAAATGTTTAATAACAGAATACAAGCGTTTTTATATTTTGATTTTTTAAGAACAAACTATGAACAATAAAATTTATTTTGTTTTATTTATTTGTTGTTTAATAATGCTCAATATAATATTTTTAAATTGCAAATAAAATTATAATAATTTGGATAAACTGAAAAATATGTTTTTTGATGATGATAATATACAAGAAAATGAAGAAACAGAAGAAAGACAAAATTTTCATAAAATATTTGTTTGTTTGGTATTGTTTCAAGTATTTTGTTTATTTTTACTGCTTTTAATTTAATGATTAAAATTATTAATGTGCATAATGTAGAATATTTTATAAAAGATTTAAATTTAAATTATTTTCTTGGTTATTGTCTAAAAAAAGCATGCAACTATAAACGACAAGACGATCCGATAAAAGAACTAGAAAAAATAATAAGAGTAGTATCTGTTTTCAGAATTGACTTTTTAAGCTATGAAAAATACACAAAAAACAGAAGTTATATTTTAATGTTTATAAGTCAATACAAAGGAACACAGCAAGAGATTATAATTAATATATTGTCACCAGTTGGAAAACAATTTTATATTAAACAACTCTTAAAACTTGAAATCAAAAGGCTAAAAAAAATAAAGGGGTTAAATTATGGATAATACAAACAATAATATTAAAAAGTCTAAAAACGGAAAACCACCCGTTCACATTGATATAAACAAAGTAAAACAATTAGCTAGCCACGGCTTAAACCTTGAACAGATCGCGAACTGTTTAGGACTAGGCAGAAGACAATTTATAAACCGAAAAAACGACTGTGAAGAACTACAACGGGCATGGGAACAAGGAAAATCGAAAGGAGTTGCAGAAATTGCAAACAGTTTATTCGAAAAGGCGAAAAAAGGCGATACAACCGCACAGATATTCTTTTTAAAATGTCATGGAGCATGGAACGATAAAACAACTGTAGAACTAGAAACCAAACAACCGATACAAATTACTTTTAAAAACGATTTAAAGGACTAATTTATAATGCGTTATGGACTACCATATAAAGGAAGTAAGAACAAGATAGCAAAAGATATTATTTTGTTTATTAAAGACTTTTTAAACAAAGATAATATTTTGAATAATCAAGAACAGACTATTTTATATGATGTTTTCGGGGGTGGTGGTGCTATAACTCACTGTGCTATAGATTTAGACGCTTTTAAAAAAGTTGTTTATAACGAATATAACACAGAACTAGTAAATTTATTTAAGAACGTGATAAATGGTGATTATAAAAATTCTACTGAATGGATAAGTAGGGAAGATTTTAAACAGAGAAAAAACGAACTTTTTATCGCTTTATTTTGGAGCTTTTCAAATAATTGTAAAGAGTATATATATTCAAAAGAAATCGAACCATATAAAAAAGCTTTACATTATGCAAGATTATTGAATGATTTTTCTTTATTTGAAAATATGGGAATAAACTTTCTAAACGGTGATGCAAGCAGAGCAAATATAAAAAAACATAGGAAAGAAATAAGCAAAATTTATATAAAATGGTATGTGAATACTGTTTTAAATATAAAAATGTCAAGTGATGAAATCAACCTAAAAATTCAAAATTTAAAAGACGAAATAAAAGAAAATAAGCAATATTTACAAAGTTATTTAAGAGATGCGTTAAATAAAAGCGGTTTAAAAATTGCGCAAGTATCAAGACATTTAAACAACTTTATGGCAAAACACTATTTTACTAATTATCAATGGTTATTCCCAACATATAACGAATACAAGAAACTACAACAAATACTTCCACTTAATAAGGACTATAACGAACTCACGGAGAAAACTAAATTAAATAATTGTTTGAAAAATTTACAACGTTTAGAATGTTTACAAGGTTTAGAATGTTTACAAGGTTTAGAATGTTTACAAGGTTTAGAACATTTACAAGGATTAGAAAAACTTTTAAAGTGTTTAAAAGGTCGTGATACTTTGCCGGAGTTGCCTAATCTTTGCAGACTAGAAAGACTTCAAGATTTTGAACAATTACAAGATTATACAAAGTTAGAAATTTATAATAAATCTTATAACGAACTTGAAATAAATCAAGGCGTGATATATTGCGATCCACCATACAAAAATACATCAAATTATGAACACATGACAAATAAAACATTTAATTATGATGAGTTTTATCTATGGTGTGAGCAACAAAAACAACCGTGTTTTATATCTGAATTTGATATGCCACAAGATAGATTTTTGTGTGTTTGGAGTAAAGAAAGACAGAACCAAATGAACGGGGCAAAAGTTGGAAATAAATGTATTGAAAAGCTTTTTATACCTATATCACAAATAAAAAACGGGATTATAAAACTATAAATGATATAATAAGAACAAGATATTTATTTAATATTAAATTTTGTTTTTTTTGTTTAAATCATGACTTTTTTATAACAACATTTTTTTTAAATAAATTGATGAGCAAATAAAAGATACTTAATGATAAATATTAAGTATCTTTTTTTTAACGTTTAAAATTATGGAATAATATAAACATGGCAACCGATAACACAAATTTAAACATTGCTAAAGTTTTAAAGTATGATGAACTGTTTACACAATATCAAGACATTGAAAAAGAATTATCATTTTATGATTTAGCACAATTTGAAAATAAAATAATATTTTGTAACTGTGACGATTTTTACAACTCAAATTTTACAAAGTTTTTCAATAATAATTTTGAAAAATTAAAACTAAAAAAAGTAATCAGCTTATCATTAAATGGCAACTTACAAATTAGAGATAATACTCAAGTAATAACAGATAATATAGGCAATGGTGATTTTAGATCTAATAACTCTATTAAATACCTATTAGAAAGTGACATAGTAATCACGAACCCCCCTTTTAGTTTGTTAAGAGATTTTATAATTCAGCTAATGAAATATAAAAAAGATTTTTTATTTATTGGCAATATGAACTGTTTAACATATAGAAATATATTTAAGTATGTTAAAAGTGAAAAAATCAAAAAAGGTGCTAAAACTTTCAACAATGGCCTCTGGTTTATTTTAGCGGATAACGCAAGAAGAGAAACACACGTTAAAATAGTTAATAATAAAAAATGCGTAAATGTTAGTGGGGCAGTTTGGTTGACTAATTTAAACCATAGCAATATAACCAAACCTTTATTATTAAAAGAAACATACTCACAAGATAAATATAAAAAGCTAAATAATTATGATGCGATAAATTGCAATAGCTATAAAGACATTCCAACAGATTATTATCAAAATATAGCTATCCCTATAAGCTTTTTAAATGTACATTGTAGTTCTCAATTTAAAATTATTGATTATGTAAATTGTCCTATAGTTGACAATAAAAAGATTTATAAAAGATTGATAATAAAAAGAGTTAAATAATATGTGTAAATTAATTTATAAAGAACTGTTAAAACATGAGTATTTTAATAATGTTTTAATAACTTTAGAGCATAAAGAAAAGTATTACAATGTTGCAGACTTTCAAAATGTTTATATATTTGAAATTTACAAATGTGTAAACGGTTATAAAATTATCAAAACAAAAGAACTTAATAATAAAAAGCTTGCTTTATTATGCTATAAACTTTTTTATATTCTATTAAAATTTAATAAGAATAAAGTTGTAAATAAGGTGCTTAATTTATGCGTGAAATATCTTTAAATGATTTATGCGGTAAAGGATACGCAACCTATTATAAAAAGTTGCACGATCCTAAAATTAGATATATAGCAATTAAAGGGAGTAGAGCAAGCAAAAAATCAAAAACAACTGCCTTATTTTTAATATTGCTATTACTGGAGTATTCTGAGACTAATATATTAGTTGTTCGTAGGTATGAAAACACATTAAAAGACAGTTGTTTCGCTGATCTTAAGTGGGCCATTTATAAACTAGGTTTAGAAAATGATTTTAAGTTTTTACAATCACCACGAGAAATTAGACGCATATCAACGGAGCAAATTATATTTTTTAGAGGACTAGATGATCCTTATAAAATAACATCTATAACAGTGAGCAAGGGATGTTTACCTTATGTTTGGCTTGAAGAAAGTACGCAAATAGAGAGCGAGAACAAGTTTTCAACATTGGAAGGTTCTATTCGAGGGCAGATGTCTCAAGGGGTTACACCTAAATTTATTTTTACGTTCAATCCATGGAGCGAATGTTGGATAAAAACACGATTTTTTGACACAGAAAACGAGAACATTTACGCACTAACAACAACATATAAAATAAATGAGTTCTTAAGTGATGCGGATCTTGCATGGTTTGAAAACTTAAAATTAAATTATCCTAAGCGTTATGCAGTAGAAGGAATGGCTAACTGGGGACGTGCTGACGGTTTAATTTTTGAAAATGTAGAGATTAAAAACCTTGATTTTGATAAATTAAAGCATGATATCAATCTCAAAGCATGGCACGGACTAGATTTTGGATTTACAGACCCTACTGCATACTGTGGGGGCTATTATGATGAAGAAAATAAAATTATTTATGTTTTGTGGGAATGGTATAAAGTTGGAGTAACGAACCCCGAGATCGCCAAAGGTTTAAAAGAAATAGGTTTAAAAAATGAAAAAGTATTTTGTGACAGTGCAGAACCAAAAAGCATTGAAGAACTCAAACGACTAGGAATTAATGCGTATGCAAGTATAAAAGGGGCGGATAGTGTAAGAGCAGGGATTCAAAAGTTACAAGAATACAAAATTATAATACATGATGAATGTGAGAATTTTATCATAAGTATTCAGAATTACGCATGGGAGAAAAACGCAAAGGGTGAACTAACTGGCAAGCCCGATCATGAGTTCTCTCATATTATGGACGCCATGCGTTATGCACTATCAACAATAAAACGACACAATAAGATAAACATAAATAATTTAAAATACATGTTACATCACAAGAGATAATTTTATAAATCACGTTATAATATTTATAGCGTGTTTTTTTTTTGAGATAATACTATTAAAATCGTTTTATAAAATTTTTAAATAAGGAATAATCAAGCATGAAAATAAATAAAAAACTTGTTTTTGACGCATTAAAAAAAATTGTTGGTGATGATTACAAATGGATAACATTAAACGGAGGTGAAAGTGCAAAAGGAACAAGAAAAGGAGCCCATGTTCAAATAGAGGAAAAAACGGGAAAAATTGTAAATGGTTTAGGCGGCAAAGCAAACGGGAAAACAATTACTGAATTTGTGACTGAACAAAAAAACAATTCAAAATGGAATAAAACGCAAAATAAAGAAAAGTCTTTAAATAAAAATGACTCTGAATATACGCAAATTGTAAATGAGAAAGGACTTGCAAAAAATAAAAAACAATATGATGCAGAACTAGAAAATTATTTAAATTCAGTAATGACACCTGGAGAGCGTGACGCATTAAGAAAAAAGACTGAACAAGAAAACGCTTATAAAGCAAATAATGCAGAATATGTAAGAAATAGAGAACAAACAGAATATAAAACAAGAGAGCATAAAGCATTACTAAGTATAAATCATGCGATTGATCAAGGGCACACAATTTTAGTAGCACACGGTACAAGACAACAGCAAACATTACAATTAATGGAGCGGTTGAATTCCAACAC